GTTGGTGCAAAACACTGCCGGTAAGTATCCAGAATCCCGTTGCAAATCAGGCTGGACAAATATGCGGTGAAATCCTCTGCGGTATACACCCGGTCAAGGTTTTGTGCGTTAAAAAATCCATAGGAAAAAGACATATGAATATCACTCCATCTCTTTAAATGTCGGGGTCAGACTTCTGCCGTTCTGGTCGAAGCTCTCCACCATGCCAATTAGCTGAATTCGAGGCTGGATCAAGCCAAAGCGTTTCTGTTCGACCGTCACATAGTCACCCACAAAATAGTCCTTGTTGTACTGATACTGGGTGGAAAATGCAGCGATGGCGGATTCCGATGCCGTCATTGGCTGCACCAGATGTTCCGCACCGCTGCTTTTCAAAATTTCCAGATATTCCGCATCGGTCACATCTTTTTCCTGTGCCGTGTTTCGCTCGTCTACATAGACCTCATAGCGGTCAAGATAGGTCGGCTCTGTACCGGAACAGAATGTCGTGCGTTTTCTGGCATTGCCCTCACCGCAGCCCAGCACATAGGCGAAGTTTTTCTGCACGGTATCGTCCGCTGCATAGGAAAAGGACAGCAGATTGTTGTACGCATCGGAGAATACAATGTGGGGATTTTCATCCTGCAACAAACTGCGGTCTGTTCCGGAAAACAGGTCGCATTTCAGGGCATTTCCATCCAGCCGCACATTTGCTGAACCGCCAATGGTCTCACAAAGGCTGTACAGCCATTCCAAGATGTTGTCATAGCTGACCTGCATTCGTGCGGTGTTCTGCCAGCAGTCACCGGAAACCGTTCCCATGGAAAAACCGGGCAGATTGCGGATTCCGGCAGAAATCACATTGCGGGACAGCACCTTGCGGACGATGTCCTCATAGCTGCCGTTTGCGGTGATGGTGGGATAGATGATTCGCCGTTCCAGCAGACAGGCAAGAAACCGTCCGGTGACCGTCAGGTAATCGCCCTTTTCGGCATCGGTCTCCAATTGCAGAGATTCAATGATGCCGAAGTGCTGTGTATCATCGCTCCTTGCCACAATTCTGCCACGCTGAAAGATGGATACATTCTGGGGACTGGCAGCGATATACACCTCAAAACAGCCGCACTGGTAAAATTCAATGTCCCACAGAAGCGAAGAATAACTGTCGCAGATGGCTTCCAGTGACACAGAGATCTGATCTTTCAGAGCCGTCAAGCTGTAAATTTCCAACTGCATTTCTCAAACCCCCAGATAGGAATTGCGGTGCATCAAAGTCACACGCAGCTTTTTTACACCACGAACTGCCTCGACCCGAAATGTATTTGTGCCTTCTTTCAAGGTCAGCCAGGTGGAACCGGAAACCAGCCGGTTCAGGATGTTGCTGTCCACGCCGTTTCTGGTCAAGGCGACGGTCTTGTTTCCGGTTTTCGTGGTAACTGTAATGACATCGCCGGTCAGAATATCGCCTTTGATTTGCAGATATTCGCCATTTTCGTTGTAGATGGTCGGTGTCACTGCCACCACTTCCTGCGGAATGTCGCT